CGTCTATTTGAGCGGTTCGCACACCATCAACCAACTCTATGTTAATATGTTCATTCTTCTTCCCTTTGAAGGGAAAACCCATAGAGCTAGCCATGTTCATGGAATCTACAAAACGCACTCCGTCTCTCCCAAGTAATATCTCCTGATGAGTCAAAACTTGAGTGTCATTTAACACTCGATCAAATTTACGCAACCGTTCTTTTAGTCCATCAACATAATCAACAAAAGCATACTTAAGCAAATCAGGATCAAACCCGTCCATAGGCTTGCTCACATTAGAACACCAAGTAGCCCAATTCTGATAATGGTGAAACTTGGGCCCTCTAAACCTAGATGGTCCATACTTAGTTTCCAAATCAGGAACCAGCATACTAGGTTTCACATTCGTACGGTATTTCCTAATGTTCCCCATGGAACCATTAACTGTAATACTCCCTTCAATATCATTGTCAAACAGAAAAGGTGAACTAGGATATAGTACCTCACTAGTCACAATGTCTCTACCACAATAACGATCAGCAAGTTGGCCACAAGATTCCGAAATAGGGAGACCAGCGTACTTTGCTTGAAGAAGATCTAAAGCCATTCTGACATCGTCCTGAGTAATTGTGCCAAACAATCCCTCACGAGTTTTGTTTCCAAGTAAATGGAAACCCATTATTTTCGGCTTAGGACTCTGGGTTAGAGCGATAGTCCCACAGTCTCCAGGTTTCAATGGTTCATTACGTTCTACTACTAAGCCCAGCCATGAAATATCATTTTGATTACGTCGGTATTCCATGTCTATCGTTTTCGCTTCACCAGGACAACTTGTATTTTTCCCATCTCTACCTCTATACAGAGTATCCACAACGACTTTACTAGTCCGTTTGTTAGTTTCGTCAGGTAGAAGGTAGACCAAACTATGACACTCCCCTCCGGAACCTGTATAAATCATACAATAATCATGGTTCGCAATTCTGATGACATCCTTAAAAGAAAATTTCTTAAAAGCTGACGCCCCATTAACTACTTTTCCATAACGTTCTACTGGAGCACAAGTGATCTTAAAATCTAAATAAGGTTTCGAGATACCACAAATATTGTGGTCTTGAAACCACACATGATAAGGCATCATTAACACCTGAGGTTTAACATATAATCCATTACAGAAAAAGGTTTTATTCTCATAAGTATACTCAAGATACCTCATCTGTTTCCAGACTTTAGAGCGCACATGTTTCCAGTCCGTAGATATTCCTTCTAGTTTTACACGAGGAGCAACAGCCCAAACATTCATTTTTACATCTCGAGCATTCACTTCCGTGTCTATAGGGTCCAGTGCAGATTGCTCTCCAGTACAATGTAACTGTAGATCTTTCCACACTTTATACCCAAAATTGAGGATAGCACAAGAACCTGCAACAAAAGCGAGAGTCTTCCCTACACCGTAGAGGAGTTTCCAACTCTTTTTATAAGTTCCTGATTGTTCGCTACGAAGCCTA